TGAAACGGTCATTAACGACCCCCAAAGCGTTATTTAAAGCAGAAAAATCTATCTGCCGAGACGATCTCTGAATTTGGTCCAGCCCCTTGGAGCCATCGGGGAATTGCAAAGCGCTGGACAAAGAATTCAGCGTAGATATAGTATTCTTTGCACGGGATTCAAACTCCGTGTTGTCGAATTGCATTTTGACAATCCGCTCGTCTACTTGCTTGCTCATACGCTAGTAATCTCCTTCCAGCATTCTTCCGCGATCTTGTCGAATATGGGCTGTATCGCGGGCGAAATATAGTGACGCCCTTGTACGTAAGTTCCACGCCCAGTCCCGTGCCCATAATCGAGCAATACGGCAATATTGATGCCATTTTGAATGTTCGTATTCTTCCACTGGATCGTTGTGGTCTTACCGTTATCGGTAATCTCATAGGTCCATGACGCAGCAGTTAACCCGGTTCGTTTAGGAGTAACCGCAGCAAGAGCCTCGACGCCCTGCTGCCCGTACTCACTCAGTTTAACCAAATACGCTTTATCAACTAACTTAAGTAAAAATTCCTGCGTCTTAGTGAAGTCGCCGGTGTGTTTAAACTCTATCTTCATGTGGCGCCTAGCCTTTCGTATGCATTGCCGCCCTCCTGGCTTTGTTAAGCGCTCTGTTTTGGGCAAGTATTTGTGACTTGCTCATCTTCTTTTCGGGTTTTTGCTTTTCTGCACAGACTTGTATAAGCATCAGCAACGAATTTAAATGCCACGTTCGGCATTCGAACGGTATACCAAGTTGTATCATATCGGAATAAATAACCTCGGCGGTTTTGATCTCCGTACGCGTTGGTCGTCCGATATGCTTGACCGTCGTTGCTGTTCGAGGATCTTCAAGATACTGCTGTAATCGGTGCATTTCAGCCGCCGGTATGAGATAGTACAAATAATCTTCGACGTTCTTAGATAATGTCATGCACTTTAAGTAGTCAATGAGCTGCTCGTTTGTCTTTGGACGAGATTTATCTAGGAACGGCACATGCCATTTCTGCTCCCACTTTTGAAGTGAAATAAGAGAATGCTCCATTACTATCGTTACGTCCTTAGGAACGGTGAGTATCTCATACGTCTCGGAGTTAAAAGCCTCGGTCCCAGCCGGGATCACTATAGGAATAGGCATATTATTTAACCAGAGAAATGTCGGCTGCTTTCATGAGGGCGTCGGCATTTGCATTAATGGTGCCGATCAGATCTCGGAGCTCTTCGGTCGGAATAACGGCGTTGAAAAAGTCGGCAGCGTAGCCGGGAACGGAAATCAGCTTGCAAATAAGCTCGTCATATGCATTGCTTTCTCTGAATGCTACATAATATTCCTGATTTTTGCCTTTCATCAAACGGCGGCCATCATCGGACTTTACGCCATAGGATCGTCCGAGGAGATCGTCGAATGTCGCGTAGATAACACCTGTGTCATTGGCCTTTACGATCTTTTCGAGTATCGTTCCTAAGCCCCCGGGTGTTTTTGAATGCAGCTCAACGCATTCTGCTCTAGTGAGATTGAAATAGAAGTCTTCTTCTCGTTCGGTTCCGTTAAAGTCTGTATACTTAATTGTCTCTTTGCGCATTTTGAATTCTCCTTTCTTGAATTAAAAGCCCCCAGGGCATTCTCGTCCTAGGGGCTATAGTTTCCATTTTGACCGAACACGCCCTTCTTAGGAAGGAATCTGTCCCGTGGTCAGGATGGTCTTTACGACATCCGGAAGAGGAAGGCTCGCAGTTCTGCCTGTGGCACCGCCGTCACCATCTGTTCCGTAAAGAACAGATTCCAGCACCTCGAGTTTTTCAGAGTCAGCCTTTGTGGAATTGATACGAACATGTGACACGGGTCTGTAACCTTCGATCTTAACAGGGGTTGTCGTAATCTCCCAACTGAATTCGATCGGCTCAGGGCTGTCATTTACAGTCTTAAAGCTTCTCGCCGAAGGGGATGCCGTCGCGCCATATACGAGATGAATGACATAGCCGTGGTCATCGCCGTCGGTGTCGTTACCGAGCCTTGTCCGATAGGACATACCGAACACTTTCCTCTTCTGCTGCCCGATGATCATGCCGGGAGTGGGCTCAGCAGATCCGTCGCACTCCTCGAACTCATCAGGGTATGTATACGCAGTAACTGTGGCGCCGAATTCTTCATTCGAACGAAGTTCAAGATACTTAATATTGTCGGCATACTGCGCGCTAGCTTCTGCTCCGGAAGGATTCTCATCTACGCCAGTAAGACCGTTCCAGGCTACACCAGCAGGATATGTTCCGTTGGAAGCAACATAAAGAACGCCATGATCAGTACCGGTCTGATAATACCGTTCGCCGATTTTATCCCATTCAAGTTTTGGCATAATTTGTTCTCCTATTTGTTGTAAATGGTGAAAGGATAATGATACAAGTTGTCTTTTACATACGGTTTCCCGTCTGAGCAATACTGAAAGCTATTCAGCACACGAAGCGGAATTTCGCTATCTGGATCTCTGGTTATGTACAAAACGCTGTAGCCTTCGGCATAGCCGTAACGCATATTGTCAGCGAGAACAGTACGACCCACTTCGCGTGAGTATATGAAACACGGATAGATGATTTGCTTGCCATCCGGAGGCTGAAAATAAGCGTGCGCCGTCGGATCGATCTCACGCAGTTTATCGCCAATCTCAACTCTGGTCAGAATTGCCATGATAGATGCCTCCCAAAGTAAGTATCAAGCGAGGGTAATTCTCATCGACGGAGGTCACCTTCCATTTTGACCCGCGACGGACAAGGTAACGGATGCTGTCAATTTCGTTCCACGCATAAGGATCTGCGAGGATGCTGAAGCGGTTGTCGATTACCAGATCTTCGTTCGTCGTGGTATAACTGGAATTCTGCCATCGAGATCCATTACGAACCTTCTCGCAAGAATAGTTTCTTTCAGTAACTTGCTCAGTCCAGACATCAGGAGACGTCTCAACCTGCTTAACGAAGCCAACTCGGCCCCAAAACTTATTCATTGAAACGCCTCCTTACCGCTGTAATAATCAAGCGCCCTGCACGTCAAGATAAACGGACATTGCGCTGAAAGGCTTAACCAGAGCACCGGAGCAACGGGTCTCGATCAGGTACTTGTACTGGTTGAAGTCGATATCGAAATCTTCGAATGTGTTGACCTCGCCGCCCTTATCTGCGCCGATTCTGTAGTCGTCAAGGTTGACGATGATACCGATCAGAGGCTTGTCAGAAATGGTCTCGTCATCTTCGGTCTTGAAGGTGATTGTATGGTTCTCCATAGGCTCGCAAGTAACGATCTCTTTAACGCGAAGTGCTGTAGCAAGTTCATCAACGGACTTGTACATCTTGTGACCGATACCGTCTTCGAGAAGCAGGAACTCGGTCAGAACGTCTTCCGTGGTGTAGAAAGACGGGTTGCCGGATCCCTTGTACAGCTTACGGCTACGAATAACCGCGTTGAGAGTCTCTTTGGCCTTGGTTGCGCCGGTGGCATTCGCCGGAACCTGGACAGGAACCTTAACCGTGAACAGGTAGCTGTCGGTCGCGATCGGGCGAATATGCTGCTCGGAAATATGATCCTCAGCGTCAGTGTCTCTGCCGTCGCCGATGAGGATAGCTCTTGCCTTTTCCTCGTCGAGCATCATTCTCATCTCCTGGCGGAGCCAAGCGACAACACTGAAGTCTGTAATATCGATAGTGTCATCTCTGTCAAGCTTCTGCAGCTTGTAAATGGTCTGCGGATCTGTGGTTCTCTTAAGCAGAGTGAAAACCTCGGTCTTCTTCTTTTTGCCCTTGATATAACCCTTGGCTCTCGCCTCATCTTCGGTAATATCGGCAAACAGAGACTTGATCCTGGTAAAAGGTACATGCTTAACGCCGTTGATCACCTTGGACACCCAGCCCATTTCCCTCTTGATGAATTCCGGGGGAACATCAAGAGTTTTATAATCGGGATACAGCATGTCGATATCTTCGATACCGTAGTCCTGCTCAGCGTGAGCAATAAAGGACTCTTTCCAGCTGCCGCCGTAGTTCTTAGCATCCTGAATAGATGTAGCAAACAGATCATTCAGGTCATCATGGCTGAGATATGCGCCGTCGTCGTACATGTCCGCATCAAATACGTTATGTTTCATTTCATCATCCTCTTCATCGTAGTCATAGTCGTCGTCATCGTAGTCGTCGTAGTCCTCGTCGTCGTAGTCCTCGTCGTCGTAGTCCTCGTCGTCGTAGTCCTCGTCGTCGTAGTCCTCGTCGCCCTGATCCTTTACGGCTTCTCCGACCATGTAATACACGACGTCTTTCTGCTCGTCAGTCATCGAGTCAAATACATCAGCTACAGTCATTCCGCTGTCTTCAGCTCCCATGTCATCCTCCTCATCCATATCGTCATGCTCCAGTACATCGAATTCTTCACCGGATGTGATTACTGCTTCGTAATCGCTATCGGGATCGTCGGCATGGGCAAAACTCTTAACATCAATAAAAGCTCCTGGATTAGCCGGAGCGAGTACCAAACTAACTTCGCGAATAATGCCATGCATAACGCTCGAGCCTTCCTGGCGAAGATGGTTTGCGTAGATGGAAAATGAGTTAATATCGCCGTGCTCGATGAGATCCCTGGACTGTCTGGCTTTTCGTCCATTGTTCAAGAACGCATAGCCGTATGTTCCTTCCGGTCTATCCTCGAGCAAGCACTTTCCGAGGACGAGTTCGGGATCATTATGCTGATGACTCCAAACCAACGGAACGACGTCGCCGTCCTGTTCTCTAAAAGCGCCATGACGAATAACTCTGCCGTCGGAGCAACGTAAGTTATTGCGCGTTACCCACCCGGCAAAATCTGCGTCTCGTTTATTCAGTTCCATTTTGATTATTAACCTCCGTCGACGGGCTCATCTTCATACTCCTCCGGTTCTTCGTAGTCGTACTCGGCGTTGGGATCATTTTGATCGTACATGCCTTCTTCGCCCATCATGCCGTTGTCCTTACTCTTGAGGTTTCTGTTGCCAAGCTGATCAGCCCTCGGATCTTGCGAAGGCTTCCATCCGATTTCAGACCTAATTTCATTGGGTTCAGCAACCTCGTTGCTAATAAGCTTGTCAGCGATGTCACTTATCTCTGCCAAAGAAGCGAGTTTAAAGTGATCTCTGAAGAATCGGATTGCATGGCCACGAGTGCGAGCGTTCTTCGTTAAGAATTTGCGCTCCATTTCGTCAGAAAATGCCTTTAGAATAGGCTCAACGGTTCGCGAGTAGTAGTTCTTCATCGTCTTTTCATCGGCAGATCCGTCGAAAACACCTTCTGTCAAACCGAGCTGGCTATACAGCATTGCCGTAAGGTCTTTTACTTCCTGCCAAATGTTGTTTTCAATGGGCCGGTTTAGCTGAGTAATCTTCTCAGTACCGTCCGTCCAAGCCACGCCATACTTAGAGCCGTTTAACTGCTCCTCCAGTTCTTTACGTCGCTGCGCGGCAATCTCTTTACGCTGTGGTGTTTTAACCGCGTACGGTAGCTGAACGATTAAGTCCAGTTTGCCCGATCCACTCTGCTCATCTATGTAGTCCAGGAGATTAAGCTTTCGGATTAATCGCTGCAGCGTCGAATTTGGTTCGTTCATTATCGCGTAAAAAGGATTCTCGACAATGCCCACAAAAGACTTAGGCAAAGTGACTTCCTGTTGCTGGCCGGTGTTCTCGTTATATATACTCAAACGAACGTGCCTCGGATACCACTGTACGACCTTAGCCGCTCGAATGGTGAGTATGTCATAAGTCCCGGACAAATAAGGATCACCGTTGGTGTCCACGGGGACAAGAGCGACGACGCCCTCATCAAATAAAGAAAGCACCGCGTCAATCTTGAACGCGAACCCAGTTTGGTCAAGATTCGCATCTAGCATTAAACAGTTGGTGAGCCCAGAGTGCACTGTCTCGGTGTATCTTCCATTTTGATCCAGTACAACCTCTTCGAGGTCTATCATCGCGCAGTCGATCGCTATGCGATTATACACGGCCGTGACGATCGATCGTTCATTGCCCCGAGACAGTCTACGACGGTTCGGCAAGTAACCGTAACCGCCAATAGCAGGCCCGTAATTGCGAGAAGGCGTAGGCTCTCTCGATTTAAACGCGTTCCAGGCATGCTGGAGTCGCTCACCTAAAGTTGGCATTTTAAATTACCTCCGGATCTTAACGTCTTCTGCGTCTAGTGGTGCCAGCGTTGCGCTGTTCTCGCGCTTTGCGCTGTCTAGCAGCCTCGATGGCGGCAGTTCCTCCGCCAATAGCAGCTCCTGTCGCTAATCCAGCAACTCCAGCGCGAACGTACTTATTTGATGCGGCCTTACGAGCAGCGCCTCTAACGGCGTTTCCGGCTGAAACTCTA